ATCGTGTCCAACGAAACGTTGACGTTTGAGTCCGTGGGGACCATAGTGCTAAGCGATGACAGCGCAGAACCAGCGCCGGCACACTTGGACGGTAAGGTGACGGGAAGAAGACCGGCTGTGTATCTGCCGGCTCGGTTAAGTTCGGTGCCTTGGTAGACGACGGAAACGCCCATAGCGACACATCGAACCATCGCGGAGCCGCCGTAAGGATAAATCCCGGCGGCGGCATTCGCGTTGGCTGACGCGTCGAGCGAGTTCCCTGACGCAGCAATGTCACGAACTATTGCCGAGCCCGGTGCCGTTTGGGCACACCGGATCACGTGGAGGAGCGGACGGGGGCGGATGATCAGCCCTGAACTATGGACATCCGAAGTCGCTCCATTTTGGTTGGACGGGGTGAAAGTAAACACAGTGTGCGTCCTCACCCGTCCCGACAACAACGTGTGGTCGTCGGGAATATGTGGGGTGGTGTTCGCAAACGGGTTGTCGAGTGCTGCTTTCCAATTGCTCATGTATGGGATTCCAGTGAGCGGGCTGGGACTGTACATCTGGTCAAAACTCTCGGGGGGCCGCCGTGCAGTCTCTCGGCATTTTGTTTAGCCCTCTGTCGCGCAGAGTGTTTGGGGCATTACTTGACCAGACCCCATCAAACGAATTAGTAGTCGTTAAAAAGCTAACCGTCCGCAGATACGCATTCTGATGCCACACGACAAACATGGCACGGCTACGGTACAACAAGAAAACATCTACACCGCGCTGACTGCATCCCAAGCAAGAAGTGGTGTGTTCAGGCCACGAATCAGATCATAGGACAGAGTCGTCTTGTCATACTCTGCCTCAATAGCGCGTTGAACGTGTGGAGGAATCCTAAATGCGCGTTCAAAAGAAACGCGGGCGGCGTCCGTGATATTGCCCTGGTTTTTCATGCCAGAGCCATACCACTCGTAAGACCCGCCTTGCTCATAGGCCCTCTCGACTTTCTGCGCGTATCTGATGCGTTGTCGGTTGGTCCGGAGGAAAAGTCCTTTGATCGCCTCTGAGGAGCGTAGCATCATCTTGTACCTCGCTGTAGCAATGGGCACACCACCCTGCGAAGCCAAGCCCCCAAGACCCATTGCTTCCAGCCAAGCCGCCGCCTCAAGGGGGGTACGGAGGGGCCGGACGCTAACGGAGTCCTTTGATGCGGAAGTGACAGAATTTCGGACCATCTGCCACACGCCCTCTATTAGACAAGGGTGGGATTGACAAAACTCAATACCCTCGAAATGGTAGTTTGGTTTCTCCATCTCGAGTGTCAAACCAAATTGTTGGTACCACGCAACAACATGATCGACAACCCGACGCTCATCACTTCTATCGAAGATGATTGTCATGTCGTCACCTGCGTCAACGACTCGCAGATTAATGCCATGATGCTCTTTGAAGAGCCATACAATGGCAGTGACGACAGACACCCCCGCGAGTGAAGTGAAAGGCATCCCAGATGCAAGCGTCCCATAGACGTTATATGAGAACAAAACGTCGTCGGAACGCCCGCGGACTTTAGTCCTCAGGGTCCACCCCAGGATATGGCGCAAATACTCCGGGTCTGTTGAGCAAGACGCGACGAAGTCCAAAAACTTCGACATCGTCTCCTCTGTGAAACTCTGGTCCATCTTACTCACGTCGACGTCAACCGACATCGGGTTTTCAAACGAGTCCCACGCATCCCGGAACATCTTGGCCACTCCTCGGTAGTTTTCCCCTTTCGACACGACTTTCGAGCCCCAGAGCCTATCAATGGCTCCGTAAACCTCATGCTCGAGAGGCGACACGTGTCTCCCGCACTCCACCAAGTACCTGTCGCTGGGTGGGAGAATACAACGGGGGATACGCCCTGGTTTGTCAGAACGAAGATCCTTCTCAAACTTCAGGAAGAGTTTGATTTCGGCGTCTTTGCGACACAAAGCCGTCGACGCCAACGAGGCTGCCGCCCGTTCGTAAACACGCCTCTTGCGGCCCACGTACCTCTTTGGGAATTCACCCAAATTCACGGGAGCGGTCGTGGAAACGTGTTCTCGAACCTCGGCAAAGTACCTCGTCAGCGGGATCGCGTGACCAGGTGCAGGCAACGTTTGGAGTAGAGGTCGCCTGACTTTATTGACCTCCTTACTCAACACACGTCCGAGAATGGCCAGACGCATGTTAACTCCACTGGACGAAAAGCACCCGACGGTTTTCCTTGGAGCAATCAAGGAAAAAGTGGTCATCCAACGGGTGCGTAAGGGGCGCCCGGTCCTGATTTCCCGATAGTGGTGCGCCTCCTCAATCCAGTCAAATTGTGCATTGGTCAACACAACTTTTCCTTCAGAGTCAGAGCTCGGGATCTCAAGCCGGCACCCCTATTGCCGGGCAAACTTGACACGCCTCTGTGTACCTAAGAGGC